GACCCTCAAGGAGCCCCAGAAGAACAAGGTGAACACTGGTATGGCTTATGCTGGTATCACCATTATGTTTATGATGCTTATGGTGGGCACGACCTTCGCTGGTGTTGATATGTATGAGGATGGCAGCAAGGCAATGAATGCCGCCGTCAAGTCTAACTACCAGACTCTTATCTAAGCCTTCATAGCGAAGCGCTGACCGAAATAGAAAAGGATGGCTGCAACAAGACCCGAAACTAGCAGACCAACCATGCTACGGTTCCCAGACTCTGCCAGGAACTGTGGGATGGTGCTACCAAGCTTCATCTGGACTGGATCGCTGAAAGCGATCGCTGCACACACAGCCACAACCAGAGCCTGCATCTGCTCGTCAGTCAGGTTGAAGGGGTTCTTAGATGGCAGAGGCTGCTGAGCCTGTGCTGGCGCCTGCTGCTGTGGAGCCATCATCATTGGCTGCTGCGCCATCATAGTAGTCTGGGGGGGTGCCATCATTGGCTGCTGGGTCTCTATAACCTCCTGGCTTGTCATTATATCGGTGAGTGGTGTAGAGTCCATCTTTATATGTTCTCTGTTTATATTTTTTTCGGGTGCTTTATTTTGCACAGTCTCTGGCGTCATTTGATTTGTTGGAGCCTCAAAATTAAGTGGAACCATACCATCACCGGAGTCGGACAAATTCATAGTTTCAGTGTCCATTTATACTTGAACACATTTAGTTACCACCCCTGAGACGCAGAACAAGATGAAGCGTTGATTCCTTTTGAATATTGTAATCAGCTAGTGTACGCCCATCCTCTAGCTGCTTGCCTGCAAAAATTAAACGCTGTTGATCTGGTGGAATGCCTTCTTTGTCCTGGATCTTTGCCTTCACATTGTCAATTGTATCAGATGACTCAACCTCCAATGTGATGGTCTTTCCGGTAAGTGTTTTCACAAAAATCTGCATCCTTTCTAATTAAATAACGCTAATTCTTTTTAATAACCTTCATAGTGGTTGCACGCTTAACCTTGGTTGGATCCACATTGGTTATTCCGTGTGTTGGATTGTAGTGCTTCTTGTGGTAATTCCATAGTTGCGGAGAACCAATTCTGAATTGGGGATGGAGTTTTGCCTTGTACCAGAATACACAATCTTCAATCTTATTACTCTTGGAAGTGTTATCCAAAACTAAACACTCATAATTTTCAGTACACGCATTCATAATTTGATTAAACATATCAAATGTTGGAAAGATTCCGAAAAATGATTTGTAAAGTTTTTCTCTATTTTGAATAATATTTTCCCTTAGAATAAAAACATAATCAACATTTGCTCTGAGATCTGGCGTCAAGTCCATACAATACTGCATTGTCAGCATAAAGAAAATCTTCCAATGTCGACCATTCATAAAACATTTCCTGATACAGGTATCCTTCATAAACTTTTTGTCATACATACAGTCATCCAAAAGTATGAAAGCTGGACTTATTGGTTTATTTCGTAATAGGATCTGCCTCTGCCTTTCAAGGACTCTCTCTATAGCTTCCCTGTCATAATCACTATAGATAAACAGGTCTGGAACAAACTGCTGATAGTGGTGATTACCCTCCTCTGTGGCTGACATAACTATACCAGCTGGGAGATGCTTCTTGTGATAAAGGATATCAGTCACAAGAGTAGACTTTCCTGTATTTCTTTTACCTATAAGAACACAAACCTTGTCATCCTTCATAGATGCAGGGTTAAACTTCCTGAGTTGGATGTTCATCTATTAGATAATGTTTTTATTTATATGCGTTTGTCACGCATTTAATTTTGTGCCCTAATAGTAATGGCAAGTGGGCGTGTCATATTGTCAACCACTGGTATACAGGATGAGTTCCTCACTGGGGAACCTCAGATGACCTACTTCCTCAAGCAATTTAAACGCCATACCCGTTTCGCAATGGAAACCGCGGAGAACCCTATAGATGGAACGATTGACTTTGGAAACACCCTAAATGCAACAATACCTCGAAAGGGTGATATCATCAGGAATCTTTCAATCAAGATTGAACTTTCTGATATAACTACAAATGCAACAGGGGCAAACTCGACTCCAATATATACAGATTCTATAGGACACGCACTTATTGAGTACTGCGATCTCGTGATTGGTGGTCAGACAATCGAACGCATTACAGGTGAGTATATGGAAATTTTTAGCGAACTCTCTGTTTCAAATTCTCAACAGGATGCTTATTATTATTTGGTTGGAAAGTCTAGAAATCAGACAATAGATGGCGGTAACAACACTGGTAGAAGGGTTTATATAGTGACACTTCCATTCTACTTTTTCAGGAATAATCAACTTGGTATACCTCTGTATTCAATATATCGGCAAGAAGTTGAATTGAAATTTAAATTTAGAACACTCAGAGAAGTTGTCATAAATTCTGAGAATGGTAATGGTCCCTATATCCAATCAGAAAGCGTTGAAGCAAATATCCTCAGGTCTGGTATTTTGACTGAGTATGTTTATCTTACTGATGATGAAAAGGATTATATCAAGACTCGACCAACTGATTATGTTATTGAACAACTTCAACTTTCAAGAGGTGTCATAGAAGATACTGAAAATTCAAAAAGTTTTAGATTGAATTTTACAAATCCAGTCAAAGAACTTTACATTGTTGTTCAAAGTCAAGATACTCAAGACAGGAATGACTGGTTCAACTTTGATGATGGGTACCAACCAAACAATTCAAATTCATTTGTTGAATCTGTTCAACTTGAATTCAATAATGAAATTATGATTTCGCGAGATGTTGCCGACCACCTGTATCTGTTATACGCGCAGCCAATGTACTATCATACCAGGGTACCAAAGAGGAACATTTATAGCTACAGTTTTGCATTGAGACCCGAGGACCCTGAACCCACGGGGCAAGTGAATATGAGCAGGATTATCAACAAGTTGCTCAAGGTTAATTTAGCTACAGTTGGTGGATTTTATAGTGGTTCAGATAATCGCAACATCAGGATATACGCAAAGAACTACAACGTCCTAAGAATTCAGGATGGTCTAGCGGGTTTGTTATTTATAGATAACACATTCATGTAAAGTAAAAGATGGAAGAATTTATTCAGTTGGGTATAAATATCGTAACACCTGTATTGGAATCTGCTATGATTTTGGGTGGCAACTATGCAAAAAAGTCTGGTCGTGATACATTAACTGGTATGGACCTTGAATACGCCCTCAAGTTCTGTGCTAGGAATGTGACTGGTAAACATATTGGTACTCTGTTTCCAGAACTTCAGGACGAGTCTGGTGACGATTCATCTTCATACTCAGAATCTTCAGACTCAGAATCAGAAGAACCACCATTTACTAGATATACAGGAGATGATGAGATCCTCAATAATGTCAATGAGTGCTATGATACTTGGAATGAGTGGGTGCCGATAAATCCTACAGAACAAATGTTGAAAAAATCTATTGACTCAAGACAATGGACATAAACCTCATTGGTATCCAGGAGCCAAAGGGTTTCGATGATGATTTTAGTCAGGGTTTCCCAATTACTGAAAAAGAAAACAATGAGATTGATGTTCCATATTATGAGAGTGACCAAGATAATGGTGATGACACAGCAAGTGAATGTCAATATGAGACTGAGAGTGATTATGCATCTTCAGAAGAGAGTAATGTATCCCGTAAGAATATCGTAAAAATAAATAGACCAAGACCAATTTATAGAAATACGCTTTACATTGAAGAAGATTTTCTCCCAGAATAATTTTCTTTATTTATTGTAAATGTCAGCACAGGTTATCAACGTCGCTTCTCAGCTCGAGGCTCAGTCCGTGAACGCCGTTGTGGCAGGCTTCAGCTTCGCCTCGGCCCTCGCATGGATGGATGTGGTCCGTTTCATCATCGGTCAGCTCGTGAAGGTGAACAAGAATGGTGCCCAGTACGTGGTCCTGACCGCCCTTATGACCACACTGCTGTCCATCGTGGTCTACATGGTGCTTGCCCGCTTCTCCAAGAAGGTGGCAGCCCCAGCACCCCCACAGTACGCAGTGACTGTAGGCCGCTAAAGCGAACGCTTTTTACGCATAAAGGACAACAAAGCAAGTCCCATTAACAAACTTATTACCGAAATTATCAGGATTGTTTTCTGAGAGTTATCAAATCTGTTTTTAGGCATCAGATTCGGTATCTCTACAGGTGGAGGGAGGTCAGGTCCTGAGTCCGTAGGACTCAATCCAGCCACTGTCCCCATTCCCTTTTCCAGGGAACACTCAACCTCAATCTTTAGGAAGTGATTTCTTTTACCGAAATCATATGGTATCAACTTTGTACCATTGTTATAGTAGAATCTGATTCTCAAGTCATCTATAAACTTCCCGGTCCCCTTTATGAAATTATGATGAATTGGATCATCATTTCCATTGAAATCAATTATTTCATTTATATTTGATGTCATAATTCTTCCAATATAATGCGGTGAAATCGGTTTCATATTTTGAGAATCAAATGTTCCAACACTTGTCGAAAAGGTTCCGCCATTAATAAATAATGGCTTGTCAATATCCTCCAGTCCGCTTGTTATCCTCACAAAGATTGACGTAGGTCCATTCAGGTCTATATAACTTGAGGTTATACTATTTGCTAATTCTGTATTTGCGCCACTGAAACCGAGAAGGTGCGCAGGCGGTCCAACTTCAGAAGAAGTTGCATATCCATTTGATCCACCATAAAAATTAAATTTGAAATTGTTTGAAAATTCCAAATTTGATGTCTCGGAATTAAAAATAACTTTCCTTCTACTAACCAGTCCACTTGTCTCAATGGTTCTTGACACCTTAGTACCATCTGTTGAAAAGTCCAAAGTTGTAAAAGAAGTATTTGAAAATGACAAAAGATTTGTTGAAATATCAAAACTTGACATTAGTAAATTGCTTGCCGCAGGAGCTTGAACCTGTATAGTGTTTGCCAATGTTGAACCTATATTGCTCATAGAAACTTTAAAGTTGTCAAAGACTCCCCCAAGTGTATTTGAAAATGTTAGAGTTCCACTATCAAAAGTTATAGAATCTATTGAAGTGTTAGCACTCAAAACACCCAAAATATCAGTTGCTAAAATATTTCCACTCACAAAAGAAACATTTATATTTGAAACATCTCCATTGATATTTGCAAAGTTTAAATAGTTCAGCGCCCCAACATATGTTATAGAATCAAAGTCGGATTTTGTTGTATTGAGACCAATATTTGCCAGTAACATCTCAGCCATATGGGTTCCGTTCGAATCGAAAAATACATTTGTTGTGGCTGATGTATGTGTATTTGCAAACTCTAAATTTGAATGGGGCGAACCAGTGAAAAATATACCATCTATATAATCACTCGAACTTATCAATGAACTTGAATTCATAGAATTTGCAAAACTTTCTCCAGTCAAAAAATTTATTGATATGACATTATCACCAAAAATCAAATTGTCATCTCTAGAATTATATATGACATCATCAGACATCTCACCAAATGTTTGAAGATTTGACGCAGTCTCTGTACCCAATACACTGTACCCAACATTTGCTCTATCAGTCGCAGACGTGTTTGAAAATGACAACTTGTTTGTGAACGAATCAAATGAAACTGTGTCAATAACTGTGTTGGGTGGAGCCATCTGTATCTGGAGGTTTGAGGCTAGATCTGTACCATTTGTGTATGTCCCTTCATCAAAAACAACCGTCGCGCCGTTAATCTCGAATTGCTTGTTACCAGAATTCAAGAGTGGTTGACAATTTGGTATGCGTGCTGCAACAAGCTTGATGCTGGTAATGTCATATATTCTATTATTTAGATGAACTGTATAATCATTAGGATTTGGATATTCTGTGGGGTCACGCTCTCCACTGTCAATATCAACGAGATATCCCATTACTGATATTTTACAACATTTTTCCAAGGATAAAACCCAATATAATGGCAATTAATAATGCGATAGCACCGTGCCACCACTTTGTAAGCCAAAAATCGTCAGCCCAACACTTCTTTGCGGGTGGGCACTCTGGACAACCCTTCTTCGTAGGTTTTGGCTTCTCACCAACTTCTGTACCAAAGCAAGCCTCCTGAGCAACAAACTTTTCCTTTTCTTCGTCTGTGCAATTTGTTGGGATTGCACAGAGTTCGCAAGCTTCACCTGGTTTGCACTTGCAACACTGATCAAATGGGACTGGTAATCCTTTGATAAATGCCTGGTCCTTATTAGCCACAAATCCTGAAATACATTGCTTCAAAGTAACATCGTCTGATGGGTCGTCATTATCACGATCATCAAATGATGCTATTCTCTTGTCAGTCAGACAGGAACCCGCCTTTACACTGATATTAGCACCGACAGTAGTACCAGTCTCACACCCACGGAGCAAACTCATTATTATCTACTGAGATAATGAATGAGCGAACGGGTTGTTTGTGAGCTGAGTCTTGGCAAGGTCAAGACCATTACCACACGAATATGGATTGGCGTTGCCCTTGAATGAATTGAAGTTATACAGCTGATTATTAGTGTAGTTCTGAGTCCAACCACCGTTGGCTGCGTTCATTCTACCATCCACACGGGTAGTGTCAGTGCGGACCGCGGTCAGCTTACCACCCTGATTGAGTGCACTGGCACGCACATTCATACGACCGGCATTACCCTGGCGTTCAGCCTTACCGCGGCGGTCATCCACGCGGAAACCGTGATCCATCAGCTTCTGGTTTGAAGCGCCACCCATAACAGCATTCTCTGGGGAGGTTGTATAAGCACCGTGGAAACTATGAATACCTGGTGCAGCGTGATTTGCATACTGCCACTGCTGGCAATTCACATCAGACTTATTACGCGTTGGATCCTGTGTAAGCTGTCCATTCGAAATGAACTTCTTTGCGGGTGCGTACTGAAGACCATCCGTACGAGTGGTAATCTCTGAACGAACCGTTGGTCTCATAGTCTTCTGATGGCTTGGGCGAATCAGTCTACCATCAAGAGAACCACCCTGCCCCTGTGCGCGCCCGCGGACCTCTGGACGCCTCACTGGCAGGAAAGCCGTCTTTTCTGGGCGTTCCTGAGTAAGCTCACCAATCACAGCAGACTTACCACCCGTATGGTCAAATGCTGGTCCGGAGCGCCCTGGGAGTGTTGTGAGGCGATGGGAGCCAACGTTGTTGGGCTTCACACGGAATAACTGCTGATTACCGCCATAAGCTGGAACATCAGCACCCACGCCAAGACCTGGACCGACAAGCTCCTTTTCAGCGGGTGAAAGGTTGTTCATCTTACCAGAAACGTATGGACGATCTCGGAAATCTTGAACTGGCTCACCGTGAACGTATTGCATCTGTGGCTCTGAAAAAGATGGTTGCTCAAACTTTTCCTTCTGAATATTTGGGAACGGCAATGAACTGGTTTGCCAATCAATGTGGATTGGTTCTGGATCAACACCCGTGGCGTTGGGACCGGGAACAGAAAGTTGCTGCGCATCTGTTGTGGATTGAGTCGCGAGCGACTCAGGACCTTCACTCAGTTTTCTCCCGGCATATGCGAGACCGATTATAGCAAATATGGACAATGGGTCAGCCATTCTTACAAATTGAAAATATTTTAATAACGCTTGACAAACAGGGCATTCTGAAGTTCAGCCCTTGTGCTCGCTGGCTCATAGCTCATAGTACGGAGTGGCACGCTGCAATCCATCTTCTGAAGTGGGAAATAGTTCTTCTCATATGTTCTGATTAGTGGTTTCTTGAACTGTGTGGTTGACTGTGGGCGAAGCTCATCGGCTACATCAACAAACTGCTCCGGAGCACCCTTACCAGCCATATATGGTGCTGTACCATACAGCATTGTATTGGGGCGGCAGCAATAATTCTGGCTGCTTGGTTGGGGATACACAAACACCTCGGAGGTGGCACAGTTTGGTGGAACAGCGGGGTTCTCAACCTGTCTAAGATTTGGCTGAAGGAGATATGACATCTTTACATTATGTGCGTAAAAAAATTAACGGCGGTGATCACCATTTGGTGCAAGCCCACCGAAAGCCTCGAGCTGAACACCGCGGGAATTGGGGTCACACACGGTTGGGTCACTCTTGCACATTGGCGAAAACTTTTTACCATAGCACCACTCTGCAAAGCCAGACTGGTCGCCTGGAATTGTAGTGACTGGCCCTGTAACAAACTGTCTTGCGGCAACCTTTTTCTGGCGTTCTGGCATTGCACACCTCGAACGACCACAGTCATAGGGGATTGTATTATCAAGATACTTCTCAACAAGTGGCTTCACAGTTGGGTAGTAGCAAGCTGGAGACCTGTTTGGGTTGTCACCTATATCAGATATCAACACATTCCCCATTGGGTTATCTTCGGTTGGGAGCTGACAGTTTGGCTTGTAATCCTGGTCGTGCGAAAACATTGGACGAGCCACACCCTCCCTCACCATATTTCCCTTATAAAGTACATATATAACAGCAATGACCATTAGAGCCAATAGAAGTATTCGGGGGTCTTTGCGAGTCAAATAAAGAATGCTCGCCGCGTAAAGTATAAAACGCGTTGATGAATTAACACGCTCAGCGGCCGTCTGCTTGCGGTTAGGCCAAAACTTGAGCACCTTGTTCACATCAAAAAGGACCTTTGGATTATCAAACCATACTTGTTCATCCATTTTTGTTATCTATGTAGATTTATTTTTTACTGTTTGTTCAACATATTACCAAACATACCACTCATCGCGTTCATCAGACTAGCCTGATCAATCTCACCACCATCACCGTCACCTGACTGCATCTTGTCAGCACACTGCTTTGCCACACCCTCAATCATATCAAGTGTCTCTGCTGGGATTGTCGTAATGGTAGTACCAAGCATATACAGGGTCTGAAGATACTGCCAGATAGCACCCTTGGTGTTATCAGAAATGCCCGAATTCCAGTTCTTCTTGATACTCAGTTCATCAAGGATATCAAGATTATCATCAAGAATAGACTCATCCTTGTTCATAACCTTCTGAGCGTATGGACTAATAGTCGTCATAAACCCCTCAACAACCTTCTTGGGGTTAGACTTGCGCAGAACATCAAAACCGGCGTGATACTTCTTGATACTCTTCTCCTCTGGGAATGTACCCATCAGCTCCGTGAGAAACTGCTCGAGCATATCATTGAAAGCGCTAATAGAAGTCATCCTCCTTTTCATAGAAAAGTAGTTTAATCTTTAACTGCTTAGCAGTTGGACTAGAAGGGATCGACTGAGATTGTCTCTCTCTTACCAACGCCACCTGCAATTATAAAGTACACCATAATAGCGTTGAGTATAGCTGGCTTGGTGTATTTGTTAAGCTCAAGCTTGCCCTCGTTGTTCATCTTTGCCTTCACATGGATGTATCCTGCTGTGATAACGCCAGCCACCACCGCTGCACCGAGTGGATCTCTGAGTGTATCACTGATATCCATTTACTATATATTTAAGGTTTTTTTATAGAATCTGGAGCGTCATCAAATAAGGACTCTTCTGTGTCAGTTCCCATCACCTGCTCCGAGCCCTTGCCATCGACGCTAATACTCTTAACTTCTTCAACCTCTGGGTCCTGTGCATCAAGAGCCGCAGTTTCAGTTGCTTCTGGCTCTGGAATTGCTTCTTCAGGAACTTCATTTTCTGGCTCTGGAAGTGCTTCTTCAGGTTCCTCAACCTCTGGTTCAAACTCAGTCTCTTCTTCGTCTAATTCAAGAGACTTGATATCATCTTTGGTCATATTCACCCTGAGAATATCCTGAATTGGGATGAGTTCTTTAACAGTTGCACTAATGCAAACATTGAAACGCTCAAATAACTTTTCATCCCTGGTAAACTCGTCAGACTCCTCGTGATAGACATAGGGATCCTTATACAGGTCCTTCGCTACTGCAACATAACACGCGTGAATAAACCTCTCATTGGTTGGCAACTTTACCGAAATTTTATTAGACTCAGAAGACAACTTTACCGCGGAAAGAATCTTTATGTGACTCACAAAAACCGCAGCCATAAGTTCATTGAACCAAGAACAAGAATGGATAATCTCATCAGTGTGCTGCTTTATGATGTTGTCATTCCACACTTTTACATCCTTCAATAAAAGCTGATTCATAGCCAAAACCTTTTTATTCTTGGAACGATTTACCGACTCATTATACACATCCTGGAAAGTCTCAATCATAAATGGAACCATGATAATCGCCAACTGGTTGAGATACTCTTTCTTTGCATCAACCAATACCTCCATTTATAATTCACCTGAAAAATCTACTTGCGATATTTCGCGGCGGCTTTTCGAAGATTCATCAGGGTTGGGAAACCGTCGTCCTCTTGCTCTTGTTGTGGTTTGTCATAATCAACTCCCGTGGACTTGGTCTGTCCTTTTTTCTTTTTCCAAGAAACATATAGATCAATATTTGATAAAAATGTCACATCAAACTTTCCAAGTTCAAGCTGCCTCTTGAGATATACCGTGGCGCGTTCCCTATCAAAAGTTGGGTATCCTACGAGATATGAGGGAGTCCTAAGAAATGCTTGGGACTCGTTGAGTTCAACGCATTGTTTTATCTTTCTACAGAATTGTTCGTAAATCTTTTTATAAATCTCTTTTCGGTTGTCTTTACGATGCTTCTGAATCTTGTGGATGTCATCGACACACAGCATTATATTATTGTTAGAACCTTTTACAGGGATTTTTCCCCAGCCTTCAACTTCTCAAGTGTTGGTAGGTTCTTCTTTGTAATCATTTCGAATTCTGTGAAGTCGTTTGCAATTTCATCAGTATATGGCTTAATCTCAGAATTTCCACCAAGCTGCTGAGTCCGAACACCAAGCAACTGACCATTAACAATATCAGCCTGAACACCAAAACCATAGACGAAACCCTTTGTAGTCATAAAGGTGAATGCACACTTGTAAGCCACACTTGGCTCGTTTTCACCATTGGACTTGACGAACTTCTTGATACTGTTCGTCTCTAGTGGATACACACAGTCATCCTTAAAGTACCCCTGAACCAAATTTATCATATTCTGAAGTTCCGTAGCAGTAACAGCAGCAACCTGTTCTGTGTAACCCAAGTAATCAAACTTATTATCAGCTTCTATGCGACTTGGCTTCTTGTAACCAGCAAACCCCATAACCTCAACAAACGGCTCCCTGCTCGTCATCATCAAAAGCAAAAGCGCGACAAGTACAAACAGCACAACCATTACTTATATGCGTCAAAATTATTTCAACAAAAACAACATATAATAGTAACATGGCTCTGCTGATATATAGTGATAGGTGCTCTCACTCTCAGGAGATTCTCCAGTTTATCGACAAACACGTTCAGCTCAAGCAGATTATACGCCTTCACGACGTGAACACATTGGGTGTACCGCCTCAGTACCGCCAAAAAATTAACCGAGTACCAACTCTCCTGACAAAAGATGGTAGATTCTTGATAGGGAATGAGGCAAAAGCGTGGCTTTCATCACTCTTACCAGAACAATCCATTATGAGCTGTGATATGTCTGGTAAATGTACAATGACAAACCTGGATGGTTCAGCAGATGGAAACTTTTTCAGCCTTGATAACTACGGACAGACCCTACAACCCCCAATGACTGATGAGCTTCAGAAAAAGATCAACGCAACCGTGTCAGACGCATTCAGCTCAGCACAGTCATAAAGACAATAGATGTAGTATCTGTAATGAAGCTCAAGACAGTTCAGGCTAGCTCCTTCAAGTCTCTCTTTGAGGTATTAAAGGATGTTCTCAATGACGTCAACATAATATTTGATAAAAAAGGAGTGACCATTCTAACACTTGATACTGCTAGAGTGTCCCTCATCGATCTACATCTCTCCGCTGAGAATTTCGAGGAATATGAATGTGAACGCCAGATTTTAGCTGGTATAAATATCGCCAACACATTCAAATTGTTCAAGACAATTTCCAATAATGATACCCTGGAAATCTCAATTACTGACCGTGACATGATGAATATTCACATCAAGAATTCTGAAAAGAAAACTGACACAACGTTTCAACTCAAACTCCTTGACATCAATGATGAACAGATTGTCCTACCAGATATACAGACCACGGTCATCACAACAATGCCATCCATAGATTTCCAGAGGACTTGCCGTGATATGAGCAATCTAGCATCGGACGTACAGATTACCAGGAAGCCATCCAAATTTATAGTGGGGTGCCAAGGAGACTTTGCCAATCAGGAGACAATTATCGACATTGATGAAATAACATCAAATGACTTTGAACTGTCGGGTGTCTACTCATTGAAGTATCTCAATATCTTCACAAAGGCCACTGGTATGTGTTCCAATGTACAGATATGTCAGGAGGATGATAATCGCTTCCTAATCCTAAAGTATAACGTTGCCAATCTAGGAGACCTCAACTTCTTCCTCGCTAAAAAGTCTGACGATATTTGATTTCCCCATAATATCTGTAACCTTCAACTTCTTGTCAAAAATAAAAACCTTATGCATTGGAAAAGGTTCACCCTTTGGTCCACTGTACTCCTTATAGATGTCGGTGACATCCTCAACAGGTTTATCATCCTCATCCAATGTGAAAACGGACTTTATTGGTAGACGGAAAGCCATTTTTGACTGTTCGGGTGGCCACTTGTAGTCAGGATCATCCGTAATATACTTGTACTTCTTGTTGTTGAAGTAGTATTCAATATCAATGGACACATCACGAGCGCCATTCGGAGGTTTGAAACATTTTGACTTTACAGTATGATACCCGTACCAAGTTACTGCACGCTTTGCAATATGATAATCATTATATGAACACAACCACTTTAAGTAATATATGATTGTCAAGATTACGTTTTTCATATTAAAAGAGTAGCAATCTTCTTCTTTAATATGGATGGTTGTTTTGCGTCCAAGTTTGAGAATAGACTTGACGAACTTATGGACGATCCAGATGAGCTTACCGACTACATAGTGCAGTGTATGCCATTCTTAAATAGGTATTCAGAGGGTATACCTATCGTGACAGAGAAAAAAGGACCATTTGATATACAGATAAACAAAGGAATTCAAAAAAAGGATATATATGACGATTATCTCATAAACGTAGAACATTCAAAAAATTATAAATTTGACAAGATAAAAGAAAATAAGATTGAGTGTAAAGGATGTGGTTCGTCAAATGTGTTTCATGATAATTGTCAAAGTAGTGAGATATGTATGGACTGTGGGTGTATGGATTTTATATTGGGGATGGAGATGACTTATAAAGAAGAACAAGAGAACACTGAGAAGATTATCAATTATTCTTACAAAAGAGAAAACCATTTCAACGAGTGGCTATCACAATTTCAGGCGCAAGAAGTTACGTCTATACCACCAGAGGTCATAGAACAATTGAGATCTGAATTCAAAAAAATAAAAATAAAAAATGTCAATGAGATTACCCACACAAAGGTTCGAACCTTACTCAAGAAACTCAAACTCAATAAGTACTATGAGCACGTCCCATATATTTCAAATATTCTCAATGGCATCCAACCCAAGAGGATGCCCCAAGCACTTGAGGAGAAACTTCGTCAGATGTTCAAAGAAATTCAAACACCATTTGATAAAAATTGCCCCGCAGAAAGGAAAAACTTTTTGAGCTATTCCTATGTTTTGTACAAATTCTGCGAACTCTTATCAGAAGATGATTATTTAGAATGCTTCCCTTTGCTCAAGTCAAAGGAAAAACTTTATCAACAAGATGTTATTTGGAAAAAGATTTGCAAAGATTTACAATGGGAGTTTATAGCTACAACATAAGCCCACCCTCTTGAACGTATAGGAAATAAATTACAATTTTTCGTTAAATGATATTCACCATTCAGGCGCATATCACTACAAGTCTTATAGAATGTTATCTCTATTCTAGCTCCGATGGGGACAAGGACCACTGAATCATCAGTTTGTGGTTGAGACCAGTCAACTTGAGATAATTTGTTGCCTGTGTTTTCATACATTCATTACTGCTCTATAGTGCCTTGGTCTTAACTATATCCCATCCTGTAGTTATAGTAGGAACAACATTGTTGTATCTGTGTCCAATCTTGTAGATTGTCCTATTGTAGTACTCCCGGAGCTTCTCGAGGACGATATAAACCTCGTTAGCCTTCTCCTTGGGTTCCAACACAAACTGCCTAAGTTGATCTGTTGTGGTGTCAACAAACATCTGCAAGATTCCACGAATGTCACGACTCTTGCAGGTGGACTTTTCCCTCCTTTGGAGAGCTTGCTTCATCTCAGCTTCTGTTATCTCATTCATAAGGTATCGGATGCGCATCTCCAGAGGACCCTCATTGTCTTGAAAGTCCCTATAGTTCCACCGCAGTTCAACATGGTCAATATGAACAACCAGCCGGTGGATTGTGAGGAAAACTTCAAAAGTTCGAGGTAGCCCCCTAATGGCTGTTCTCAACTCATAGATATCGGGGAGCCCACCACACGGAATATCCCCATGATTGCGACCATGGGTTCCGTGATTCCGCTGGAACTCGTAGTAGTGAGGGTTGTGGATGATGCCAACCTCAATCCGCCCTGTGTTCCAACAGAAGGCTGTGTGGCATTCCGGGCACCACATCTGTGAACACCCTGAAATCTTGAAGATCATAGTTCCACACTTGGGGCAAGGCTTGGTATCCTTCTTCAACAACTTGACAGTCTCAACATTGTTGGGATCACACTCGTGTTCGTCACCCTTGATTTCGTTACAGTCTGGACAGATCTTATTGGAGCAAACCCCACACTTCCAAGCAGTTGACAGGAACCCACGGCAGTCCTCAACTGGACACTTGCGGACAAATTGTTTCTTTTCCGCGAGCTGTATAGGTGTGTTATAGCGAGCAGCGTGAATCTGGTCCTCGAGGTTCAGTCGTTCTCTGTAGAGAGCCCGAATCTGCTTGTTGAGGTTTATTAGGTCTTGTGTGAGTTCCTTGGCCCTGATGCGACGCTCAACGTAGGGTTGCGTCTCCGGCAGACGGCACCTTTCCCGCTCCATCAAGATGTTCTCTCGGTGCTCCTTGAACTGCTTGTTGCGGAAAGTCTTTGTGCACGCCTCATCCACAAGCTCGCGATCCCAAGCATTCTTGCACCCCATACAGTGAGCATCATTGCTGGTATCCAAAAGGTACCTCTGGACACACACACGGCAAACCTTCAAATCACAAAAGGGGCAATCAACCTTTTTGTGATTGGACTTGTTGAAGCCCTCGCAGCATATTCCGCAGTCGCTCATCTTACCTATATGTCGTGGCTATTTTTTATCTAACTTGGGTAGGGTTTATTTATTTTTTTTTAAGTACCGCCTTTTTTCTCTCGAACCTTTGTTTCGCCTGTTCACGTCTGTAAGCGTCACCTTTCAAGCTAGCCTCAGGGTCTTCTGGAACGGTCGGGGGAGTTGAGCTGTTTGATTGGTATCCCTCCTGAAAGTTTAAAGAATATCCACTAGAACTAGATGGTCTCTTTGTGGGCTGAGCGATTGGTGGGATGAACTTACCACCACTTGCTGCTTTTCTAGAAGCACTTGAATTGTAACCCGCGAACTCTGGGAAATCTGAATTTATTACATATTCAGCATTTGAAAGCTTTGTTTTGTCATTAGCTGATAACTTACCCTCTTTTAATCTTTTTATGAATGCTTCCTGTAATGATTCGATGGGGGATATTTTAGTTTTACCTATTGTTTTCAAATGTTCAACTATAGATTTTTTTCTCTCGGCTGAACCATTTTCAAGTTGTTTTATAGCTTCTGTGAAAGCTGCACCGTTTGAAGCTGCTTTTATTTTTTTCATCACCGACGCCTTTTTAGCTTCTTTAAGTTTGTTTTTTTCTGTTTTATATTTAGGGTCTTTAAAAGCTTCTTCATACGCGTTAAGATTCTTTTTTGTTATATTGAAACTCTGAATTTTTTCACCACCAAACACTCTGTTAAATAAGGCTCTGCGTTTTTTTGCATTTTCAATTCTTTGCAACATATTACTTGTTTTGGTTTCATTTTTAGAAGCCTCTGTGAGTTGTTGATTTGTAAAGTTGGAGGACTCATTTGATTCCAGGAGTTTTTTTTCAGTCTTGGCCTTTTGTAATTTTGCTCTTCTCACTTTATCCTCAGCCATCTTCTCCGCAGCCTTAGCCTCTGCATTTGCCTTTTTCTTGGCAGCCTCCTCCGCAGCCTTAGCCTCTGCATTTGCCTTTGCCTTTGCCTTTGCCTTTCTAGCGTTCTCAGCTTCCTCAGCCTTTCTAGCGTTCTCAGCTGCTTTAGCGTTCGCTACCCTTTTGGCTTCAGCCTTTGCCTTGGCAGCTTTAGCTTTTTTATTCGCATTATTTATATATTTTTTAGATTCTGTCGTTGGTACGTTACCTTCTTCTTTTGATCTAGCAAGTGCCAAATTACCAGCTGGGTTAACTACCAGGAATGTACCGTTTGCGTTGGTCTTGAGTGAATACTTTGGTTTATTTTCAATTAATGTTGTTGCATATGAAAAATCCTTTTTGTCAATTTTTAACTCACTTGACTTGCTATGTTTTCTCAGAACAAACTTTGCAATTTCAGCACGCATTCCAGGTTTACTCAATGGTTTAGATTCAATATTTTTTAATTCATTTTGAAGTTTCTCGTTTGCAACACGCTTCTTCTCCGCAGCCAAGTTAAATTTAACCTTATTTGCCTTTTCTTTATGTATATCACGTGTCACTGGTTTGACTTTGTTGGGGTCATTAGCTCTAGCAGCTTCAGTCCGCGTTGGTCCCACCTTGACAGTTTTATTCAATAAATTTTTCAAATTCTTTATACGATTATACTCGGCTTTGTATGCATTAAGTGCTGATCTCACTTCTGAGTCATTGGAGAGGTTACCGAGTTGTTCGCCCCCGGTCCAAGTTGGCGTAAATTTACCAATCTTCGTTGCCTTCAATTTTTTTGTATCAGATTGTATTTGTTTTATAATCTTTTCCTTCCTCTTTTGTGTAAATTCGGTTAGTGCTTCTTGGATTTCCTTATTATTCTTCAAATTATCATTGAGTATTGGAAATGCTGGAATTCCTTTTGAATTTCGAATTATGGTAGTATAACGTTTCAACTGAGTCTTTATTCTCCCAGCCTTGAGGCGGTTATATAAACTCTGCTTACTTTTCCAAAGCTTGTTGTAGGTCTGGTATTCCTGTGTGTTCTTTGTGTATTCTGTTGGTTGTAATTTGTTTGGAGGTTTTCCTTTGACTTTTCTCAATTCCTCAGTCTTTTGTTTAAGGTTTGAAAGTTGATTCAGTTTATTTTTGTTTCTCTGATTTTTGATATTTTTTGCAGCACCTTTCAGTCTGGTGGCGAGGTTGGATCGTTCTTGTGAATTTGATTCAGCTGCATCTTTGAGGTTTGCTGCACCAACTGCACCCTTGAGTTTCAAGTTTTTTATTTGTGCCACGAGATTAGGATCGGACTGTCTCGCTCTTTTCAATAATTCTTTATTG